GGCTGTTATGTCGGAGAGCCTGAGAAATGTTTGAACTACTGATGACCTTTTGTTTAGTGGGTGAGCCGTGCGTTAACGAAACCGTGGCCAACTTCCCGCAGTACGATGTGGGCGAGCACATCTGCAACCTGGCCAAGCCTGCTATCGAACAGGGTGTGCGTAGCCGTGCACCGGCAGGAACCCGCATCACCTTCAAGTGCCGTGAGGCTGTTGGTAGTGGTCCGGTTGAATACGAGTACTCAGCACCCAGGCAAGCGCAACCTGAGCTTTTAGACCGCGTACCGGGGCTACTTCAACAATTCGGGGGATACTTGAAATGACTCATTGGATCGTTTGGAACAATGCAAAGACTGAGGGCTTTGCAACTACTGACCAGCAGTTAGCGTACGAGGTCCGCAAATGCGCTGAAACCAATTGCGGTGGTAATGAACTCGCGTTGATGTTCTGTCACAAGTGGGGCGACGAAGACTGCACGACCGAAGAAGTCCCAAGCATGCAGCCGTATATCGTTGAAGGTCTGCGGGCTCTTCGGTTGCACCACTGGCAAGCGGTCCTGCGACTGCGGGCGTACGCGGCTGATGCTGACATGCGCAAGAGTGATTCCGAACACTACAATAAGCGCGCAAACTTTCATTTGACGCAAGTTCAATTGCTTAACGATTTCTTTCCAATTGGTGATACGGCGGAACATGACAATGGTTAGTGTTGGCGCTGCACCGTTCCTTGAGTGCTCATCAAAGGGTGACAAACGTTTCAGCGCGTTCTTTGCTTACGTTAAGCGCTACGGCGGAACTATCGAAAACTTATATCAAGCGTCAAAGGTTTTCGAATGCGGTGCAACCGGTTTAGATTGGCGAGCGGCTAAAGGGCGTGCAGCAGTAAACGCGGAATGGTGCGCAAGTTATTACGCGCACTTGTGGGACCAATACATATGGGAAAATCCAGAACTAGCGAGCGTGTTAAGTTCGGCAACAGGATTCTCAGACGTGTTCGGGCAACATGGTCGTCAGTGCCAAGCATTAGAACTTTGGCGAATCAAACTAAGAATAGGGCAAGACAATGCAACCAACCTTTAAATCCATGCGTCACGACGGCACCGTAAAGCGCGGTGAAGCTAACAGCGTTCGCCTGGAAGACATTCACGAGCGACCAGGCTTCAACATCGTTCGCGACTACAATTCGCCAAAGTATCAAGAGGATGTTGACGCGCTGGTGGCATACCTTGAAGCGGGTGGCACCGTTGAGGCGCTTGAGGTTGTGCCGCGTGCTGAGGGTGGCGTGTGGGTTGTACAGGGCCATACGCGCCGCTTTGCCTTTAAGAAAATGGATGAGCGCGGAACGTTGCCCCGCACCCCGAACAAGGATGACCCGACAATTCTTGAAGCGTGGGTATCAGTCAAACCTTTTGTCGGCAATGACGCTGAGCAACTGTTGCGCCAGGCAACCAGCACTAAGCGTGCCGAAGTTGACGTGCTCGGGCTCGGGCGGGTCTATAACAAGCTGCTTGGGTTCGGTTGGACGCCACAGCAGATAGCTGACCGTAGCGGTGAGAAGTTGGCCACGATTCAACGCATCCTCACCCTGGCCGGTGGCAACACCGACGTGCACGAAATGGTCAAGGCTGGTGAGGTCAAGCCAACTATTGCCGCGCAGGCTGTGAAGACTCACGGTGACAAGGCTGGGGCGGTGCTGGGTGCAGCTCTCGTTGAGGCCAAGGCAATCGGCAAGACTCGGGTAACCAACGCCGTACTCAAACCTAAGCGCATCCCTGAGGCCCTGGTAGAGCGTCTAATTGCAAGCCTGCGCAAAGTGGCGCATGAGATTGATGGTTTTTCAGACGACGAAAAAGAACTGCTTGCGGTGTTGGCTGAAATTGATGGGGTGCGGGCATGAGCAAGAAGTTGCGCAAAGCCGTCAAGCGTTTGCTTGCGCACTTGAAAGGTGCCGGTTCGCCGCGTCACGGACATCAAGTGCCGGGGAGGTGGGACGGTGACAGCCGGCACGCAGCGGGCAGTATTTGCAAAGAGTGCCGCCGATACGACAAGCTCCGCGAACTGGTGAAGTGACCTAAAGCCCTCAAATTTGAGGGCTTTTTGTTGCCCGACGAACGGCCATTGTAGACCGTCAATAATACACTACGCTTTTAGATAGGCAGGCGATACGCGCCGGCTTACTGACAGTAGGGGTAAATGACAATGCGCCTTGAACTTGCAACTATCTTTATCGACGCTCAAAAAGCACAGACCAAGCTGACGGCTGCACGCACTGGCCTGGACACCGTAGCCGCTCGCTTTATTGCGTACCTGGCGGCTGAGAAGGTCGACACCGTGGAAAAGCTGGACGACGTGGTATCTGCTGCGTACGCGCAGAACAAGTGGACCCGGCGCCAGGGTAGACCGAAGGCCGGCGATACCCCAGCACCTCACGTGGTCGGGGTATACGTGTCCACGGTGCGCAGGGCGCTGGGGTTCAAAATCAAAATTGCGAACTGCAAAAACATGGAAGAAATCCGCAGGGCTATCAATCTGAAAAAGCCTGCACCAAAAGCTGACCCTGCTTTAATTGGTGTACAGGTGACCGAACCGCACACGCTGACCGGGGTGCTGTGGCATGACGTGATCGTGGTGCGGGACAATCTCACCGCCAACAAGCAGCAAGAGCTGGAAGCCAAGGTACGTAAGCTTTTGGACCAGTATTTGAAGAGTGCACAAATGGAGTTGCGCCTTGTTGCCTAGAACTCTTTACGTCGTTAAGAGCCCTGCCAACCGGTGGGGCTTTTTAATTGTTGACAGACCGTTAATAGAGTTCTATCGTTCGCCTTACCAACACGAGGGCAGGACATGAAACTCTTGAAAGCCATTTTGCAAAAGCTCGCGGGTCAGCCGCGTTACCCAACCGCTGAGGAAGCGGCCTTGTTGAACGCTCAAGCACTGCGGAGCATTTGACATGCTGATGATCAGTCGCCGTACCGGTGAAACCGACCAAGACTTTGCAAACCGCGCATTCCGCTGGAATCGCCTTTGCGGTAAAGCGTTCGAAGACCGCCAAGCCCGCCACGCGCTGTGCAACTGCAACCAAGGGCGCTTGGCTTGTGGGTGTGGCGATACCTACTCAGCCTCACCGCTGCCTGACAGCAAGCGCTTTGATTTCTACGCAGCCGACCGTGAGCCCGGTGTTCCTTACGTCGGCGCGACACCGCTAACAGTGGAAGACATGCGCGCCATGGGCACCCCGCTCGCGTTCGGTGCAGCCTACCCAATGACTCGTGTTCGGGCTATCTGGTACGGCGCCGGCTTGGTGTTCGGGGTGTCGCTGATCGCTATGGCAGTATTCGGGATGGGGCAATAAACTGCCATGGCTAACCTAATTCACCTCGCGATTATTATCGCTGCCATGCTCACCGCACCCGACGTGCTCGACGTACACCGGTTGTTTATTGGTCTACTCCCAGTCTCGTACGTTGCGGTTCGGATTTGGGGCACCCGCTAATGGCTAAGAAGTCCAACGCGCAGTACAAGGCCGAGCAGTACGCCCGTGCCAAAGAGACTGCCGAGAAGCTGGGTATCACCAACCGCATGCTACCGTTGCCGGCCACGATCAACACCATGCTCAACGAGCTGTGCGAGCGGCACGAGTTCACCGACTGGCGGGAGCTGGTCATCAATATGATTCGTGTTGCCCACGGTGGTGCGGTCGAGTTGGTTGCAATACCTGCTAGTGGGTTTGTTCCAAGCGAGAAGCAGTTGCGCAAGATTGGAAAGGCGCCCGAGTGCAGCATCTGCAAAGACTTGGGCGACGTGTGTTTAGAATGTTCTGAGGGGTATGAGTGATGGGAAAGCGAATTAAATACGTCGGTAAAGATACCAAAGGTGACTTTGATTACCGGACCAACATCGAAGCCGAGCGGGTCGTTCTGATCCACAAATTCTGGTACAGCGATAGGAACCGCAGCCACGTTAAAGTTACCGGTGCAAAGGCTGCACACCTCGACAAACTTTATCGTTACATGCGCAGGAGCTGCTGAAATGAAAAAGGTAAAACACTGGCTGCACATCTTGTTGGCCCTGCTCACTGGCGGGTTGTGGTTGCCGGTCTATGTGATCGTGATCGCGACAACCGAAATGTTCAACCGTGGATACCGCGCAGGCAAAGCGGCTGGTCGGGTTGAGAAGTCCAACGAGTATGAAGCTGAGCGGTTGCAGCCAAATACGGCATGGGCTCAAGCACCTGCGCGAACCTTCGTTGATGACTTGGGGCGCCGCGTGATAGTTGGGGCTGATGGCGAAATGCGGTTCGGTTGCACTATGACGCCTGTTGTTCCAATACCCAAAGGTGTCAGCAGCTTTGACCGTTTCAAGGAACTTGGCGACCGCATGTTGTCGGGTGACCCGCTGGACTCGTACGAGCAGCTTGAGTACCAAGAGCTGCGCAAGGAGGTTGTGCGATGAGCGTTGGAACTATCAAGCCGGTTGTGACCGCCGAGGATGTTGCGGCATTGCCAAAGGCTGACTTGCAACTGCAAGCCCGCGCAGCCCTGGCGGCTGGTTACACCGTGGACGTTCGCCACATTCGCTATGAGTTCATGGTGTTCGCGAACGGCAAGCACTTTTATCCGCTGGCCAATTGGGGCCAGTGCGTGCGGTTGATTGTTGACATGGATCAAACGTTTATCATCGACGGAAAAATAAACCTCAAGGTTGGCAACTCACAAGAGCATGAGGTACGCACCCCGAACACCGACGTTGAGTATCACTTGCAGATGTGCAACGCCGTGGTCACCAACGTTGCAAAGGGGTTTCCGGTTTGAAGTATCCGCGACCCTATTACCAAGGTGAGAAAGCAAGACTTGATGGTGTTGGGAAGTTGACGAACCCGAACGCTTATATGCAATGGGCCTGGTCGTGGTGGTTGGCCGGCTGGAACGATAAAGACAAGGAACTGATTGATGCAGAAGAAACCCAGCAATACACGTGAGCAGTGCGCTTTTGACCGGGGTGCGCAATATGCAAGAGCGTGCTTGCGCACTGGCGGTGGCGGTCGGGGAATGAACCCACACAAGAAGGGTTCGCCGGAACATCAATTTTGGAATAAGGGGTTTGATAGTGCGCAATAGCAAATGGTTTAAAGAGGGCTATGAAGCCGCCAAGACCGATGACGCGAGCGGTGCGGTCCCGTGCCCGTATCTTGACCGCACCCCAAAGTTCTATATCTGGCATGAGGGGTTTAACCAGAAGCAGCGCGACGACATGAAACTACCAACAGCGGAGCAGCCGCAATGACTCAGACACGTTGGTATCACGGCGGGGCCAGTCAGCGCCGCAGCGGCAAGCCATGCACACCGCCACCAGCCTGCAAGGATTGGGAGCGCCGTCACTGGTTGGAAGGCTACAAGGACGCGAGCAGTGCTATTGAGCTGCGGGCCAAAGAGCTGCTTGACAGTGTTCCGGTGAGTGCGTAAAGTCGCCCGTGCATTGTCATTGCTTGGCTACACCTGAGCCCCGGTTGCTTTCCCCAGCGCCGGGGCTTTTCTTTGTCTGTTATTTGTGGTCTATTGTGCATCACACCAAGCGTTCCCTGTTTTACCCATTCGATCATTTGAGGGTTTTATTATGTGCACAATGTGATAAAGTTTCCTTGTCAGCGCTTCCTGTGAGTCACCTCAGCCCCGTAGGGTTCCTACCTCGGGGCTTTTCTTTGCCTGCGATTTGATGCTGGCACCCCTGCTGTAATTTGTGGTCTACTCACCCCGCCAAGTTCACCCAATCAGTAAGACGCCCGATGCACTCTAGACAGGGGTACTGACCCTTGGAGCTTGGCAGCCATTCTAGAGTGCATCGGGCGTTTTCGTTAAAATAAGGCAATGACAATGCTCGCAACAGCTTTGGCGGGAATGACCGCCATCAATCAATGGTTCGTGTGGCGGCTAACCCCCGACCCTGCGAAACCGGGGAAATTCATAAAGCGACCTGTTTACCCTGACGGTCGCGTTGCACCGATGGATGCACAACTTGCCGAGAACTGGACGTCGCACGAGATAGCCACGGCTCAGCTTAATGCTCACCTGGGGAGACTTGACGGCTATGCCTACTCGCTCGGTTTTATGGTTACTGGTGGCTGTGGTTACTGGTTCCTTGATGTCGACAATTGCGTTAACCCTGATGGTAGCCTTTCACCATGGGGAGCCTGGTTCTACCAAAACCTGCCAGGCGCCTTTTTTGAGTACAGCTCATCAGGCAAGGGCATTCACTTCATAGGGCGAGGTTGCCCGCCACCCGGTCACCGTACCCGACCAACCAAAGCTTGGACTGTTGCGAACCCTGGCGTTGGTCTTGAGCTCTACACCAGCGGTCGCGGTATTGCGTTTGGCACCAGCGGCCAAGCGTGGGGATCAGCCGACACCCACCTACAGCATCAGGCCGAGTACATCGCAGCCAACATCTTTACCCCTGACACTGCCGTGGCGGTCTTGCAGGGTGATGGCCCGCGCAGTGACTGGAACGGTCCCACCGATGACAATGAGCTGATCAGGCGGGCGATGCAGTCGCGCTCAGGTGCAGCCATGTTTGGTGGTAAGGCGACCTTTGCGGACCTTTGGACCGGCAACGTGCAGGTGCTGGCCGAGCATTATCCTGATGAGCGCCTTGATGATCTGCCGTACGACGGCACCGGGGCTGACTTTGCGCTTGCTTCCCACCTGGCCTTTTGGACCGGTTGCGATGCTGAGCGCATGGTGCGGCTTATGTGGCAGTCAAAGTTGGTGCGCCCTAAGTGGACCGACCACCGCACGTACCTGGCTGAGCTGACGGTGCGCAAGGCTTGTGAGCAGACCCGCAACGTGTGCCAGGACAAGGAGACTGTGCAGCGCCTTGAGAGCGCTGTGACCGTTGAGGCCGGCACCACACGTGGCGAATACTTTGACCTCATCATGAGCTGCAACGATGACGCGGACCTGCGCAATGACGTGGTGCCGCAAATAGCTGCTGACCGCTCAATTGCAATGCTCGACCGTGACTGGCTGGCAGCGGCTATAAAGAAGCGCATGAGTGATTGGGGGTTCCCGGTCAGCATCAGTGATTGCAAGGCCATGGTGCGCTTGCAGGTGGTTGAGGACGAAGACGGCGGGATCATTCCTGAGTGGGCAAACCGCCACGTGTACGTCATGGCCACCGATTGCTTCTTTGACCTGATGACCGCCAGCACGATGAGCCGCACCGCGTTCAATGCGCAATATGAGCGCATGATGCCGCAGAAGCCGAACGGCGACCGTGAGGATGCAGCCAAGTGGTGCTTGCAGCGTTGGAACACCGCCACCGTGGGTGACACGATGTACCTGCCAGGCAAAGAGAGCATTTTCAACCATGAGGGTCGTTGGTACGCCAACCTCTACAGCCCGAGCACCGTGCCTGAAATCGCCCTCGGTTATACCCAAGGTGGGATTGATGCCATTCAAGCGTTCTTGCGCCACCTTCAAGCGCTGTGCGGTAACCGGAATGAGGTCTATCTAAACCTACTCGACTGGATGGCCTGGTGTGCGCAGAACCCTGGCAAGAAATGCCGGTACGCGCCAATCATTAAAGGTATGCCAGGTGACGGCAAGTCGCTCATCATTAACGTCATGCAGGCGGTGATGGGATTTGCCAATGCCACCAGCGTTGGCGCCAAGTTGGTCTGCTCAGATTTCGGGGACTGGCAAGAGGGCTCGTGCGTCACGGCGTTTGAAGAACTGATGATCACCGGGGCCAAGCGTTATGCCGTGGCCAACGCGATCAAAGAGCCCATCACCAACAACACGCTCAAGATCAACCGCAAGGGTCGCCCTGCTGGTGCGTCGATTATCAACGTCACCAACTACATTGCGTTCACCAACTTTGTTGACGCGGTGCCGCTGGAAGACAACGACAGGCGGTGGTGGGTGATCTTTTCGCCATTCAACAGCCTGACAGGTTTGGCAGGTGCGTTGAGCCTGACGACCGAAGGGCTGACCGCGCATTACGACATGATCTTTGACAGCCTCACCGATGTCCGCCGTGGTGAGTGGCGCAAGTTCCTAACTGAGTACACGGTTAGCGCGAATTTCAAGCCAAACTCAAAAGCGCCGGACACCGAAGAGAAGCATGAAATGCAAGCGGGTGGGGAAGACGCTCATGAGGCCGTGGCGCGTCAATGTATCGAAACCGGGGCCGTGGGTGTCGGTCAGTTCGTTTTAAGCTCCAGCAGCTTAACAGCGGCTATGAGGACCGTTTGCGTGCAGGACGGGTTGGACATTCCGAAAACGACTGCGGTTAACCACGTGCTCACGAGAATGGGCTTCTCACCGGTACGTCAGCTCAAGTGGGATGGCAAGCCCCACCGTGTTTGGTGGAAGCGTGGGACGGTGGCGAACAATGACAACGAGACTCTGCGGTCCATGTTGGAGCTGACGAAAATTCAGCACCTTCAAGCGTTGGTCAATAATTGATCAGGTCCCAAGGGTAACAAGTAGGTCCCAGGTTAAAACGACTTGGGACCCGCTGAGAGCCCCGGTTTATATAGCTTTCTTCTCTTTTAGGTCCCAAGGTCCCAAGTAGAAGTAAAAGTAGCTACACACAAGAGACTCGCAATTCTGTATAGGTGGTCATCATTTATAGTCGTGTATGTCTCGTACATTATGCATTTAGATATTTTCAACTTGGGACTTGGGACCTTTTGGCTACAGGCCACGGTTTATAAGGGTTTCAGGGGTAACAGGCTTGGGACCCCATCTTGGGACCTTTTCACATTTGAGAGCTGAGATTATGAAAAAACGTCGAATTTCGAAGGAAGAGGCTGAATTTGCCAAGAAATACGTCGAGTGTGGCAAACCTGGTGAATCTTACAAATTTGCGTACGTCACAAAAGGACTCTCAAATTCTGAGATTAGTCAAAAAGGCTATCAGGTTAAGAACCGCAAGCAGGTCAAAGAGCTTATTGAGACGTTGCAAAAAAAGGTGAGCAAGGATGCTGAATTTGGAATTAAGCAAATTCTTGAAATTTGGCAGGACATCGCGACCGCTGATCCTAACGAGCTGATGAGCAACTTGAGGCGCTGTTGCCGACATTGCTACGGGCGTGGTCACCTTTATCAGTGGAAGGACAAAGCGGAATTCGCGTTCGTGTTGGGCCAGGCACTTAAAAGCAAGCCAGGTAAAGGCGAACCCCGCCAGGCCATCCCGAGCGATGAGGGCGGCTATGGTTTCAACTTCACGTTCCGCCCGCACCCTGAGTGCAGCGAGTGCAAAGGTGAGGGGCACCTTGATACGTTCTTTGCTGACACCCGCAAACTGAGCCGCGCAGGCCGGCGCCTGTACGCAGGGGTCAAGCAGACCGCGCAGGGCATGCAGGTGCTGACACGCGATCAGGATGCAGCGCTTGCCAACCTGGCCAAGTTCCACGGAATGACGCCTGACAACCTGCGCGTAACTGGCGCTAACGGTGAGCCGTTAGTAACTGCTACTATGCCGCTGCCGGCTGACCCGGTTGAAGCCGCGAACGTTTACGCGGAATTCATCAAAAAGAACGCAAGGGGATGACAATGCAAAATGAAAACGAAGTGTTTGACCTGCTTAACAGGTTGTACGTGCAACGTTCTGACGTGCGCCAAATGGAAATGGGGCTGCAATATACCGAGGCTGAAACGCACGATTTGGCAAAGCAGGTTTTTAAATTCTGCATCGCACCCATCACCCACGAACGCGACACCCTGCGAGATGTGCTGGCCCTCTTGGCGCCTGACCTCAAAGCAATGGCAATCCTGTACGCGCAGAAAGGGGACCACCTACGGTCGCAGGCACTGGCCAACATTTGCAAATCTGTAGGGGTGCTGTGATGAACTTTCCATTCAAAACCCTGCGCGCAACCGAGACAGTTAACTTCGTTGACCTCACTCTAAGCGTTGGCGGGGTGCTTGAAATTGATTTCTATCAGATCATGTACGAGCACGATTTGCGGGTTATCAAATGCTCTTGGGTTGGTAGCGGTGACCTGCGGGCGCTGTGCGAGAAGCTGCCAACCTTTAAGGTGCTGCCATGAACAACAACCGCAGTGGCACAAGCGAGCTGCATATGAGCGTTCGCAAATTCCGCGCCAAGATTCACGAGGCTTATAAAGCTGGGCGCTATCAGGACATGTCAATCATCACGGTTGAGCAGGCGGCTATTGATGACGCCAAGCGCCGTGAGTACGTCAATGAAGTCGTCAAAGATTTGAATTGGAGATAGGGCGATGAACATCAACGACGTTAAAGAATTCGTCACGCTGCCCAACGGCCTGGTCACGGTAATCGCCAAGCCCTGTGAAGTACCGCCAGAGGGTTGGACGTGTTCTCGGGAGCGCGGTCACAAAGGTCCGTGCGCTGCCACAAGGGTTCCGACGCTGTGCAAGTCGTGCGGCACGGACCTTGATTTCAACCAGTGCTTTTGCGAACAGGCAGAGAGCCTGAGCGAACGCATAAAGGGTGGCGTCTGTGAGTGCTGCTCAAGTAACCCGTGTTTGTGCGCAACTCTGTACAGCACCGAGCAATACCCAATCAAAGCCAACAGCGTGGCCATCATTGAACGCTGCGAACTTGGTGAGCACTGCCGGTGCGTGATGGGTGATCAGGCGGACTGCTGGAACTGGATAGGTGAGGTGAAGCTGTGAGCAACATCAAAGCTCTACCGATAACAGGCTTTGCGAATTGCAACGGCGATGTGGCGGTATTCCTGCGGGAGCTGGCAAACACCGTCGAGGGTAACTGTCTTGGTGATGTGCGCCAAGCGCTGGTGGTGTTTGAAGTTGACGGTGAGCTTGACACCTGGGTTGCTGGTGGTCCTTGTGATAACGCCCGCGTTGTGGGACTGCTGAGTATTGCCGCCCAAAAATTCATCAAGGCGTAACTGATGGCGTTTGATTTCAAGCACCCTGACTATCGTGCGGTACTGCAAGAGCGGCTAGACAATCTAGCCGCTATTCGCAAGAACCCCGCAATCATCCCCGCGCTCAAGCTGCACTACCGGGAGAACCCCGCCGACTTTGTTTCAGACTGGGGCGTTACTTACGACCCCCGGTTGATTGAGCGCGGATTGTCGCCCATCGTCCCAATGATCCTGTTCCCCAAGCAACTGGACTTTATAGCCTGGGTGCTTGAGCGCTGGCGTGCGGGCGAGTCTGCGGTTGCGCCAAAGTCTCGGGATATGGGGCTCTCGGTGGTCTGCCAGCAACTGGCAGCAACGCTGTGCCTTTTCCGCAGCAACATGAACATTGGGTTTGGCTCGCGCAAGGAAGACTTGGTGGACAAGGTGGGTGACCCTGACACCCTGTTCTATAAAGGACGCATGTTCCTTGACCACCTACCCGAAGAGTTCCGGGGCGGCTTCAACTCGGCCAACAAGGACCACAGCAGTCACCTCAAGATTTACATCCCTGAAACCCAATCAATCATCAAGGGCGAGGCCGGCGACAACATTGGGCGGGGTGGTCGTACCGCGCTGTACTTCGACGATGAATCAGCCTTTCAGCCTCGCCCGCAACTGATCGACGCTGCGCTATCGGCAACCACTAACTGCCGGATATCGGTCAGCTCGGTCAACGGTCGTGACAATCCGTTCGCTGACAAGGTGCACAGTTGGCCAGAACACCGGGTCTTCACGTTCCACTGGCGCGATGATCCTCGCAAGGATGACGCCTGGTACAAGAAGAAATGCGAGGACATCGACAACCCGATAATCATCGCTCAAGAAATCGACCTGAATTTCAGCGCTTCCAAATCTGGCATCCTCATTCCAAGTGAATGGGTGCAGGCCGCGATTGACGCGCATGTCAAACTTGGATTCACAGCGAGCGGTGAGCGACGGGGTGCGCTTGACGTTGCTGACGAAGGCATTGACTTGAACTGCTGGGGCAACCGTCACGGCGTGGTCATGGAATTCATAGAAGCCTGGTCAGGTAAAGGTTCTGACACGTTCGCCACGACGGCCTACGCTTTTAAGCTTGCCGACGACAACGGTATAGATGATTGGGACTTTGACAGTGACGGCCTGGGTGTTGGTGTTCGCGGTGACGCCAGGGTTCTCAACGAGAAGCGCAACAAGGACAAGCAGAAGGCGAACCCGTTTCGCGGCTCGGGCGCTGTGATCGAAAAAGACAAAGAGGTTTTCAAGGGTGAGCATGGTCGCAAGGGTCGCACCAACGAGGACTTTTTTGCGAACCGTAAAGCGCAAGAATGGTGGCGTCTGATGGAACGTTTCAAGATGACGTATCGTGCCGTCGTTGAAGGTCTGCCGTATGACCCTGCTGAAATCGTCAGCTTTGACAGTAAAAAGATTCCGGCAAAGGCGCTGACTAAATTGACTCAAGAACTCAGTCAACCTACGTGGTCGCAAAACGGTAGTGGTAAGATCCTCATTGACAAGGCGCCGCAGGGCTCACGCTCGCCAAACTATGCGGACACCTGCATGATGCTTTATTCCAAGCGCGCACGCCGTTCAGGCTTCTAAGAGGGTTCACCATGTTCAAACGTTTCTTTAGCTGGCTGCTTGGGCCTAAGGGTGACCCTGTGCCACCGCTTGAACCCGAAGCCAAGGCGCCTCGCAGCTCGGGCATGTTCTCGACTGATCAGGCCGAAGGACGCCTAGCAGATGATCGCGTGTCACTGCCTGACCGTCTGCGCACCCTGGTGGGTTTGGCGCCAAAGCCTGCCGTCAGTATCGGCCTCGACAGCCTTGACAGTAGCGAGGGGGCTAACGGGTTTATCAAGCAGGGTTACGGCGTGGGCATCGATCCCGGTCCTATGCCAGCCATCATTGATTGGTTCCTGAGCCAGACGTTTATCGGTCACCAGTTGGCCGGCATGCTGGCGCAGCACTGGCTGATTGATAAAGGTTGTTTGATCCCAGCACGTGATGCTGTTCGCCACGGCTTCGACATCCATGCCCCTGACGGCGGCGACCTTGAAGCGCCCGACGTGCTCAACATGATGAAGCGCCTCGACAAGCGTTTTAAGCTGCACAAGAACATGGTCGAGCTGATCTATAAGGGCAAGATTTTCGGCATCCGTATTGCGTTCTTCCAGATCGAAAGCACAGACCCTCAGTTCTATGAACTGCCGTTCAACATCGACGCGGTGACACCTGGCAGCTACAAGGGGATTGTGCAGGTCGACCCGTACTGGTGCATTCCAGAACTTGACATCGCTGGCAGCACCCGCCCTGACTCAATGCACTTCTATGAGCCGAAGTTTTGGGTGATCAACGGCAAGCGCTATCACCGCTCACACCTCATCATTTACCGTGAGGGTGACGTGATCGACATCCTCAAGCCGTCCTATCTGTACGGCGGGATTCCGGTTCCTCAAAAGGTTTTCGAACGCGTCTATGCGTCAGAGCGCACAGCCAACGAAGCCCCGCAGCTCGCTCTGACTAAGCGCACGGTGATCCTGCAAACTGAGCTTGAGGAAGGTATTGCGCTCGGGCCTCGCTACGCTGAGCGCCTTGGTCAACAGGCTGAGCTGCAAAGCAACTACGCGGTCACGGTCGGTGACACCAACGACAAGTACACGCAGTTCGATACCAGCCTGGCAGACCTTGACGCTGTGATCATGACCAACTTTCAATTGGTCGCGGCAATCCTCAACGTCCCTGGCACCAAGTTGCTGATGACAGCACCCAAGGGTTTCAACGCGACTGGTGAGTACGATGAGGCCAGCTATCACGAAGAGCTTGAGTCGATCCAGGCGGGCGCCCCAACCGAGCTGGTTGAGCGTCATCACCTACTGGTCATGCACTCGGTCGTGCTGCCGTACATGCGCAAGAAGGACGTTGCATGGGAGCCGCTGGAAACTGTCATCAGTTGGGCACCGCTCGACAGCCCAACAGCTAAAGAGTACGCGGAAATCAACCTTATCAAAGCGCAGACGGATGACGCACTTGTCACTGCCGGGGCGATTGACGGTTATGACGCTCGCGACCGCATTCGTGCTGACAAGGATAGCGGCTACACCGGGATCGCTGAGGCGCTGCGCCCTGATGAGAACCTTGACGGTACGCCTGATGCGCCAAAGGTTGGTCAGCCCCCAGCGCCCGCACAGCCAGGTTTTGACGCGGGTATTGATGAGCCGCAGTTGATCACCAACCAGTTGCGCATAGACCCTCAGATTGTTGAGGCCAAGCGCGGCACCAAGGACTATCAGGTGCAGGTGTCGCCCGTCATCATGGACGTTGTGACCGGCAAGCAGTACCGCGTGGTCATCGACGGTCATCATTCCCTTGAGGCGGCCAAGTTGGACGGTGTGCCGCCTGAGCTGGTTGAGGGCGGCTATGGCGAGTCGCATTACTTCGACGCTGATAGCGGCTCGCCACTGTGATCAAAAAGAAGGTGCGTCTTGTGCGCAAGCCAACCCCGCTGGGCACTGAGTCTAAGCGGGCGTTGACCCTCAAGCCCTCGGTGTCAGTGGGGGCTGCGTACGCTCGCGACTTGGAAGCGCTCACAACTGAAATGCACGAAGAGGTTGCCAAGGCAGTATTGGCCGAGTTTTCAAATACTGCTGCGGCAGACGCTGCCGACGACTTCTGGTCGCGTCTCGCCAAACGCCTGGCTTCCAAGTTCGCAGCGAAAGCAACGCCGTTGGCCACGGGGTTTCTAACTCGCGTAGACCGCAACGCAACCACCAACCTTGAGCGGTCCCTTAAGTCAACGAGCGCCGATATGACGCTCAAGATGAAAAACACACCAGCAGTCACCAAGGCTATCAAGTCGCGCATTGCTGACAACGTTGACCTGATCACCCGCATTCCCGCTGAGTTTCTGGACAAGGTGAAACAGGACGTCAACGATTCGCTGCGCAAGGGTAACGGCCTGGCTGACCTTCAACCCAAGATGGAAGAGCGGTACGGTGAGGCCAAGCGGCACGCGCAGTTGGTGGCCCTCGACCAGACGCGCAAGGCCTACACCGCCATCAACAGCGAGCGGATGCGCGCCAACGGGGTCACCAAATTTGAGTGGGTGCACAGTGGTGGCAGCCAAGAGCCGCGCCCGTATCACCTGCACACGCCGGCTCAGGGTGGATTGAACGGCGGGATATTCGACATCAACGACCCACCTATTATTGACAAGAAAACCGGTGAGCGTGGATTGCCTGGTGACGATTACAACTGCCGCTGTACAATGCGACCAATAGTTACGTTTGACGATGAGGATGACGAATAATGGCGAGCACGCAACGCGTCGAGGATTTCAACGGCTGGTTTGAAGTTGCGCGCAACCCAATCAGCAAGGTTGGTGTGTTCCCGTACCTGGGTTCCAGCCTCGGCCCCGACATGATCAAAGAGCAGAACCTTGACCCTGAGAAGGTTTACATGGTTTTCCGTTCTGCTGAGGAACTTGCAAAACCTGAGTTCCTGTTGAGCTGCACGCTCATCCCGTGGATCAATGACCACACCATGTTAGGCAGCGACGACAAGGGCTATACGCGCCCTGAGGAAAAGGGGATTGGCGGCGTTACCGGTGAGCAAGTGTTGTTTGATGCGAATGACGAAACGGTCTATTCGAACATCAAGTTGTTTTCCGAAGCGCACAAGAACGAAGTTGCAAACGGCAAGCGTGAATTGTCGTTGGGTTACCAGTGCGCATACGAATGGAAGCCTGGTGAGTACAACGGTGAGAAATATGATTTAATACAGCGGAATCTGCGTGGCAACCACTTAGCATCAGTTGATGATGGGCGGATGGGGCCAAGCGTTGCAGTTCTCGACCACAACGACATTAAAGGTGCATCCGCAATGGACGAAATCCAAAAACTCTTGGCCGCATTGGCCGAGGCAATTGCAAAGCTCGTTCCGTCCACCGACCCTGAAAAGGTTGTGGTCGAAGACGAAGAAGAAGTCAAAGCCACTGATGAAGAAGTTGTCGCGGCCAAGGACGAAGAAGTCAAAGCCACTGATGAAGAAGTTGTCGCGGCCAAGGACGAAGACGATGCAGCTAAAGCCGCAGCCGCTGCTGATGCCGACGTTCCAGCCAAGGACGAAGCCCCGGTAACCGTCGAAGCGATGGACGCGGCTGTCAACTCCCGCGTGCTGGCGCAGTTCAAAGCCCTGCAAGCAGGTGACGCACTGGCAAAGAAACTGAAACCACACGTCGGTGTCTTTGACCACTCGGGCAAGACAGAAGCGCAGATTGCTGCGTATGGCGTCAAGAAGCTTGGTCTTAACGTCGACAAGGGTACTGAGGTTTCGAGCCTCAAGGGTTGGCTGATCGCCAAGGGCGACCCAAGCAAAGACGTCACCGTGCGCAATGGCATGGTTGACGCAATGGACGCAGCAGACGGTAAGCCGACTCTGATGCAACTCAAGCAAGCCGAACGGAGCAAAGCATAATGTTTCAGCAAACCGTGAACAAAGACATTGGCGCGGGTATTCCTGGCGAGCTGGCATTTGACGGCCCGCTGCGTGCGACCCCTGGCACCATCGACCCAGCCGCCACCGCAGCTAACTGCGTGCTTGGCCGCTACTTCACCAAGAACCGCGATACCGGTCTGTATGGCCCTGGTGGTGACACCGCTGGCAACGTCGACCTGCAATTCGGCGGTATCGCTGGCACTCCAAAAGAGCTGATCAACTACGGCACCGCAGCCGGTGGCCCACTGGCACCAAGCCTGCTGGTCAAGCCTGGCAGCATCGCAACGTTCTTCGAAATGGGCATGGTGTGGGTGAGCGTTGCGGCCCCGGCTCAGATCAGCGACAAAGTGATTTACACCATCGCAACCGGTGTGATCGCAACCGTACCTGCTGAAACCGCAGTACCGGCCTTGAGCCTGGCTGTGCCTAACGCCGTGGTGTATCGCATCGGCACTGACCTGGCTGGCGGCGACGTCATCTGCATCAAACTGACCAACTAAGGGACGCCGCGAACATGGCACACTTGCAACCGAGCCGCACCCGCTCTACTACTCACGCCCGAAATGTTGGCGTGATGAACATCACCCCCGAGGAAATCAAAGCTCACGGTATCCGTGGCTTGGGTCTGGACGCCATCGGCGTTGACTTGACCGAGGCCGATTTCCGCCGTATGACCTTCGCGATGGACGCCGCGATGATCACCACGCCAAGTGCTGCAACCCTGCTGCAATTCACGCAGGCGTGGCTACCTGGCACCATCCGTATTCTCACCTCGGCGCGCAAGATTGACGCACTGCTGGGTGAGCGTGTTGTTGGTTCCTGGGAAATGGGCAGCGTTGTTCAAAAGGTCATGGAATCGGTCGGCGCTGCACAGGTCTACAGCGACCACGGCAACGTTCCGTTTTCCAGCTACAACGCAACGTACGAAGAGCGCGACATCGTGCGCTTCGAACAAGGTTTCCAGGTTGGTGCACTGGAAGACGCACGCGCCGCGCTGATGAAAGATAACGCAGCGGGCGAGAAGCGTGACGCGGCCATGATGGCGCTGGAAATCTCGCGTAACCGCCTGGGCTTCCAAGGGTTCAACAACGGCAGCAACCGCACCTACGGCCTGCTCAACGACCCTGGTCTGTTGGCTTACGCAACCGTGCCTGCCGGTGCTGGTGGTTCCACCAAGTGGATGGATAAAACCTTCCTCGAAATCATCAAGGACTTGCGCACCGCGTTCGCTGCACTGCGCACCCGCTCGGGCGGCAACATCGATCCGAAGAAAGCGCCAATCACCTTGGCCACGGGTGTCAGCGTTATTGAGTTCTTGAGCATCCCTAACGACCTGGGCACCACCACGGTTGGCGAGTGGCTGAAAGAGAACTACCCGAACGTTCGTACCGAAGACGCGCCGGAATTCGACGCGGCCAACGGCGGCGCCAACGTCTGCTACATCTATGTCGAGAAGGTTGACGCAACCGGTGATGACGCAGGTCAGGTGATTCAACAACTGATCGCTTCCAAGGTCCACCCGCTGGGCATTGAAAAGCACGTCAAAACCACCGTTGAGGATTATACCAACGCCCTGGCCGGTGTGATGGTGACCCGTCCGTTCGCCGTGTACCGCATCACTGGCGTTTAACAAACCGTCAAGGGCGTGCTATGTTGGGCGCCCTTATCCAAACAACAGAAGGGCTTTGACATGCCATTGATTTTTTCGACCATGACCGGTGCAGTGACTTACACCGAATGGAAAACTTCACCCGGTGGCCTGAGCGTTGCCGGTAAATCCGTCACCATCAATGGTGGTGCGAACGTCGCTCACCGCAAGACCATCATCACCCCGCGTGGCGTCGGCACTCAGGTAACTGACGATGAGCTGGCGTTTCTCGAAAATGACGCGGTGTTCAAGTTCCACAAGAAAGGCGGATTCATCACCATTGATAGTGTTAAGGACATTCGTGACGCTGATCTGGCTGCAAGCGACATGGAAGGCCGCGACGACTCGGCGCCTGACGTTGAGCAGGACTATTTGGCCGAGGGCTTGAAAGCCCCCACCGTGGTCAACACTGTGCAGCTTGATACCCCGCCACCAACTGGCACACCACGCCGCAACCGCAAATAAGGTGAGACACCATGGCCGAGCATACTTTTAACTCGGTCGCCTTTCGCGAACAGTTCCCAGCGTTCACGAGCACAACCAAATACCCCGATGGGCAACTGTCGGGGTATTTTACTATGGCGACCGCGTACATTTTCCCAAGCGATTGGGGCGGCATGAGCGGGGCGCAACTGCAACTCGCCCTCGACTTGATGACCGCTCACCTTGCGTGGCTCAATCAGCTCATCGTTGCGGGCAACACCAGCACCGCGCCGGTTGCCGGGGCCACTATCGACAAGGTATCGGTGAGCCTGGTGCCGCCTGAGAGCAAGAGCGCCTGGGCCTACTGGCTTAACACCACGCCATACGGCAAGCAACTGTTGGCCCTACTGCGTATTCTGTCGCGGGGCGGTGGCATCGTTGGGGGCGCACCTGAGGGCTTGGCGTTCCGGGGTGTCTTCGGTGTTCCTCGTGGTCGGATGCGCTTACGGTGATCGTTAGCAGAGGGGCGGGGGTTGGGCGCCAGGTGCTGGCCAAGCGACTTGCCGAGCTTCAAAGCAAGCAAGCTGCGGTTGGCTGGTTCTCGACTGCCAAATACCCTGACAGTAACGTACCGGTTGCATACGCTGCGGTCATTGCTGAGTTTGGTAACCCTGAGAACGGGCAACCCCCGCGTTCCTTTGTGCGCGCAACGCAGACCGAGAAACAGAAGGGGTGGAGCGTTCTCATAGCCAAGGGTTCGAAGTCAGTGATGGACGGCAAGCACACCGCGACCAACATGTACGACCTTGTTGGGTTGCAGATAGCCGGCGACATTCGCAAGACCCTGGCAACCGCCGAGTTCGAAAAGCTCGCAGACTCAACTGTTGCAGCTCGGGCAAGGAAGCGGGGGCTCAGCGTTGAGGAAGTGAACAAAGACCCGTTGCATGACACTGGCTATATGCAGACCAGTTTGACCAACCAGACCACAGCTAAGGATGCAGCGCTATGAGCGTACCCGGCAGCAACCTTTTATCCATCGCGCTCACGGTCATCACACCCCAGCAGATCGCACTGAGCCGAGCCACAGCCCGCGTGGAGAACGCTATTGGTGAATGGGTGACCACGTATGCCGCGCAGGTGCCTGTTGAGGGCTCATGGCAGCCGGTGGACCAAACAAAATATGAATCGCTAGGGCTCGACCTGACAAAGAAATACTTCATGTTCTACACCACTGAGCAAATCAACTCTATCAACCGAGGTGAGTCGCCTGACCTGTGCGAGCGCAACGGGCGCAAGTACAGCACGGTATCGGATGTTCCGTGGAACGACGTAGATGGTTGGCAGTCAGCCATGTTTGTTGACATTGGGGTTGCGGACTGATGAACAATAACGAAATTGCAGAGTTCTTTCGGGCGCAGATGTTGGCAATGCTGACCGAGCAAGGGCACCCTGAGGTCAAGGTTGTATCCAGTTTTCAAACCGACAACCAAGGGCGCCTAGATGGTCCGGTGTTGTACTTCGTTGAGATTGCTGATGACCCGCACGGTGCGCAGGGTTACAACACAACGCACGACATTGGCACAGGGCAAACGGTCGATACGTCAACGCAGCGGATGCGCATCACCTATCAGGTGCAGGGGTTCGCACCGGTCAACAAAACCGACCTTACCGCGCTGCGTGCGGGGGATGTCGTCAAGTTGGCGTTGATGCTGCTGAAGTCACCGCCGTTCATCAAAGCGCTCAAAGCGAACAACATGGGGATTGAAAAGATACCGTCAACTAAGCCTAACTTTGTAGTCAATGACCGTGCACAGTTTGAAGCTGGGCCGATGTTTGAATTTACTATGAGCTACCGACGTTCCATAATCCAAAAGTCTGCGATAATCGAAACCGCAGATATCGCAATCCACCGAGTATAAAGGGGCCACCATGCCTATTAGCATTAACCGCTACGTTCCAATCACGTCCGGGGTTGTCGGCGCTCAGGTAGTCGCTGAGCGGTCGCGCTGCGGGCTTCGTTTCACCACTGACCCGAAAGTCCCAGCAGGCAGCGTGGTAACCCTGAGCGATGACATCGGTGCTCTTGCTGCTGCTCTGTTCGGTAGCTCTTCCCCGGATGCTGAGTTCGCTGCGCAGTACGCGGCTTATATCTCGCCACCGCCTGCAAGCAAGGCAAAGGAACTGCGATTCGCAGCCTATGTTGACGTTGCTCGCGAGCCGCGTGTTTTCGGTGCCAAGACCAACCCGGTTCTCGCAAGCTTCACCGCTATCACTGCGGGCACTTTACCGCTGACCCTCGGCGCGGTTTCGGTGTCCCTGGCCGGCTTGAACTTTTCCACGGCGCTGACCCTGGCCGATGTTGCGAGCATCCTGCAAACCGCTATCCGTGCCGCGAACGTTGCGCCTGTTTGGGCAACTGCAACCGTTACCTATGACGCCGTTGCAAGTGCGTTCAATCTGGTCGGTGGTGCAACTGGTGTTGCGCCTGTAGCTCTTGGCGTTGCTGTCACTGGCGACGTCGGCACGCTGCTTGGCTGGCGCGCTGCGCTGTCTATCTTCTCGCCTGGTGCAGCCCCACAGCAACCGGTGCAGGCGTTGCAAATTGCTGAGCAAGTGACTGACTCGTTTGGCTCGTTCTCGTACGCTGCTGCGGGTGCTGTAACTGTTGACCAAGCCGAAGCCGTGGCGCTGTACAACGCCGGCTTGAACATCAAATATCAGTTCTACTATCAAGTCACCCTGGCCAACGCGGCGCAGGTGTACGCGCAGTTGTCGCAATACGCATCGACCGGTTTGATTCTCAACGGCCTGGCAGGTGAGTACAAGGAATCGCTACCAGCAGCCATCGGCGCTGCGATTGACTATGCCCGCACCAACTGCGTGGTCAACGTGATGTATCGTCAAGGCCCGTTTGCCAATGAAAACGATGTAAGCGATGACACCACCGCGAACGCAATGGACGCCTTGCGTGTGAACTACTACGGCACCACGTCGAACGCCGGTCAAAAGCTTGCGTTCTTCCAGCGCGGTTATCTGCTTGGTGGTGCCACTGCGCCGCTGGACATGAACGTCCATTTCAATGAGCAGTGGTTGAAATCCTCGCTGCAAGCTGACTTCCTTAGCGGTCAACTTTCCCTTGCTCAAATTGGCGCGGATGACGCAGGGCGCGGGGTGGTCATGGGCCTGCTGCTGGGTCGCGTGATTCAAGCAAAACGCAACGGTGTTATCAGCATCGGCAAGCCGTTCACCGCACTGCAACAGATCGCAGTAACGCAGATCACTGGCGACACTGACGCCTGGCGCGACGTGCAAACCAACGGCTATTGGGCTGACGTTGTGATTGTTCCGTACACTGGCCCGAGCAACACCACGGAATACAAAGCCGTGTACACTCTCGTCTATTCGAAAAATGATGTCGTGCGCAAAATTGAAGGCTCGCACAACCTCGTATAACTTGGAGCGTTAATTATGCCGCTAGATATCAGTTCGACGGGTATTAGCTTTCGCGTCGTTGGGAGCAACACCTACCCGAACGGGGTTACCGTAAGCGAGATTGCTGATGGTACTGACCCGCTCGACATTCCCGAGGTGCAAATTGCTGACAGCGCAATGACCGCCAACGGCACCTTGGTGCACTGGTCGGCACCTAAGCCCATCCCAATCAAGGTTGCGGTTGTACCTGGCAGCGAGGATGACATTGCGTTGCAATACCTCTTTGACGCCAACCGTGCGGCCAAGGGTAAGCGCGTTGCACGTGACGAAGTGTCGTTTATCGGCAACTACCCTGACGGCGGTACTGTGACGCTCTCAGGCGGTCACTGCGGCGCGTACATGCCTGGTCGCTCAGCCACGTCTGCCGGTCGTTACAAAGACAGCGTGTATAGCTTCACATTTGAAAACATCGCAACAACCAAGCCAACGGGGAACTAACAATGTCTGACCTAATCAAGCCGAAGGATGTTGAAATCAAGGACTCTGATGGTGACGTGAAAACGTTCATCATTTCAAAGATTCCCGCAATCCCAATGCGGGAAGTGATGGCGAAATACCCAGTGAGCAACATTCCGAAACTCGGGGAATACAACGTCTCTGAGGAGGTGATGCAGTTGCTCATGCGGCACGTCGCGGTTCGGCTTGATAATGGTCAAGAGCTTGCGTTGGTCAACAAAGCGCTGATCAATAACCACGTGGTTGACGGCGAGCAACTGTTGCGCATCGAGTACGCCATGTTGCAATACAACACCAGTTTTTTCGGTCAAGGCGATCTCTCGACTTTCTTAAGCGGATTGATTGCCAAGCACCTACCGTTGCTTATCCAAACAGTGACGGATTCATTGCGTGCATCCTCACCGGGCACGCGGGATCTGTCAGCTTCACCGACCTCAAAACCTCGATAGACATGGAGGAAGCGTTTGACCTGTGGGAAATGGTGCAGGTCAATCGCTATAACGAGTACCGAGCGGCTGAGTACGCAAGAGAGCGAGGCAAGTAATGGGCGGTATTCTCGACACCTGGGTCACGGTCTTTCAATCCGACACCAAGTCGGTTGATGACGGCAATAAAAAGGCAACCCTGTCAGCCGATGCCCTTATTCACAAACTCAAAGCAACCGATGAAGTTGCAGCCAAAACTGGCTCATCCATGGCCGGCTTTATCACTGGGGCTGCTGGCGCGCTGACTGGCTTCCTGGCTGCGAAGGCGAGCATAGGCGGGGTGTTTGAGTCTGCCAACATGATCGTCGCCTTGCAGCAGACGTCAGACGCGTTGGGTGAAACGATTGAGAACGTTGACGCCTTCGGTAAAGCGGCTGAGGCTGCGGGTGGTGACGCCCAAGGGGCACGCGACTCGCTCACGGACCTTGCTGAGAAAATGGGCGAGGCAATGAGTGACGCCGAGTCCGGCGCCGCTAAGGCGTTCAAGGCTCTCAACGTAGGGCTCAAGGGTACAGACGGGAACGCAAAGGGTGCAGTAGCTGGCATGCTCGACTTGGCTGCTGCCGTCGAGAAGCTGCCAAAGAACGAAGCCGTTTTTAAAATCAAAGAGCTTGGCATCACCGACAACCGCACCGTTGAAATGCTGTTGAAGGGGCGCACAGAACTTGAGCGGCTGCTTGCCAAGCAGAAAGAGCAAGGTGTGGTCACCAAGGAGAACGCCGAGCAGGCGCTAAAGTTCAAGTCGGCATGGAACGAATTAAGCGCTGGCTTTGAGCGGGCGGGCTTGAGCATCAGCACAAGCTTGATGCCCTACTTCACCAAGGTCATTGACGCCTTGGTTGTTGGTTTCGATTGGCTGGAAGACCACAAGGATTTAGTGGCGGGCTTCTTTATCGCTATCGGGTCAGTGGTTGCGGTGATGTATGTCCCGCCAATGCTTGCTGCTGCTGCTGCGACCTTGGCTGCAACCTGGCCAATCATTGCTATTGGTGCGGCCATCGCGCTTGCTGCTGCTGCCTTCGCGCTGATCTATGACGACATCATGAACTTCATTGATGGTAATGATTCGTTCATTGGTCAGATGGTCGAAAAGTACCCCGTCGTCAAAGCACTGGTTGACGGCATTGCAATAGCCTTCAAGTTCCTCGGTCAGATGGCAAGCGACGTTTGGCGGGCAATCACTGTCGGCTTCCAACAGATGATTGATTTCATCATGCGTGGCGTTAAGCAGATCGCTGCCGGGGTGTCCACGGTGGCTGAGTTCTTCGGTATTGGTAGCGAGGGTGAGGACGGGGAAGACGGTAAAAATGCAGGCCCGAAAGAGCAGGTAGGTCGTGCGCGCCCGAGTGGTAGCGGCCAGGACGCAAGCGACATCCCAGGTAACGACACTGTGCGTATGGGTCAGCAACAGTTGGCCGCTGCCGCTGCCAGCCCGCTCAATTCGACAACAAGCAGCGCAATCACCAACGCCAATAGCAACAGCAAGGTTGAGAATAACTTGAGCGTTGGTGAAATCACCGTAAATGCACCGCAAGCCAAGGACGCTGACGGTATCGCTAAGGAATCGACAGGTGCCCTTGATAAGCAGCTCAAATCAATGCAGGAAAGTTCGGCCAACGGGAGGGCGCGCTAATGGCGTCAACTGACACAAACGTCAACTCGCTGAGTCAGGACATGATCGCGATTCTTGACGCTGATAATTTGGCTCAGTTGTTCCCGCTTGCGGCACCGATGCAGGTTACGGTGCGGGAGCTTTCCAAAATCCTCAGTTTTACGGCTGAGGACGGCAGCGAGAAGTCAGACCATATCGTCTATTTGCCGATTGAAATAGACATCCCGTTCTTGCTCACCGAGGACATGCGCAACGTCTACGCAGCCTTCAAGCGAGCGTGGAAAACTCAGCAAAGTTTGGTGGTGCAGACCAAGGTTGACACCTATTCGAGCATGCTGATTTACGAAATGCCGCACGATGAAAACGCCGAGCAGGGCAACAGCACTGTTGTGCAAATCAAGATGCGGGTTTTCGACACCATCAAACCTGAGTACGGCGCATTACCACCGAGCAAAGTTGGTGGCCCGAACGGCAACAAGTCGCAGGCGAGCACCGTTAAGAAAGGCCAGGTACAGACCACCGAAAGCAACGCACCAACCAAACGCAAAGGTTCGGTACTGGCGGGGTTATACAACAGATGAGAACTATCTCGCTTGACTCTATCCCAAACCAAGAGCTGTCGGTAACGCTAGACGGCAACCGTTGGGACATCACAATCAAGGAATGCAATGGGGTGATGTGTTGCACCCTGGTGCTGAATGACGTGCTACTTTTGTCGGGCCAGCGCATTGTTGCGGGCTCACCGCTCATCCCGTACAAGCATATGCAGGGGTCGGGTAACTTTTGGATTCTTACCGAGGGCGATGAGTTACCCTATTACGACCGCTTTGGCGTCGATCAGCAATTTATTTACATGAGCTTTGGGGAGGTTTGAAAATGGGGGCTGTTGACTTGCGCCGGGTGCGCGTCGGAATTGAGGTGAGCGGGCGCATCAACTGGTACGAGGGTTTGAAGGTCAAAGCGACCGGCACGAAGTACGCCAACCCCGAGCAGAATGATTGCACCGTGACCATCACCAACCTCAAGCGTCAGACCCGTGACTTTCTGGTGACCGAGGCGAGCCCATTCAACAGCAACCCGACCCCCAAGCGGCTAATCCTTGAGGTTGGTAGGGTGTCCACGGGGTTAACTCGCATATTCGTTGGGGACATCACTGCGGCTGAGCCTAGCATACCGCCAGACATCGAACTCACCATCACCGCGAAGACTGCCAACGCGAGTAAGGGCAAGCTCTCTGCGAAGTCCGCAGGGGCTCAGAGCAAGCTAAGTGCAATAGCCAAGTCAATTGCCGATGACATCGGCGTAACGCTCGACTTCCAGGCACAAGACAAGAATATCGGCAACTACACGCACAGCGGCCCTGAGCTTAAACAGGTTGAGCTGTTGCAACAGGCGGGCGGAGTCAGCGCCTACATTGATGACGGCAAGCTGGTTGTCAAAGACGCAAAAATGCCGCTCACTGGTCGCATCCGCATCCTGAATAAAAACACCGGGATGGTAGGTGTACCCAAGCCAACGGAGAAGGGCCTAAAAGTGACCTTCCTCATTGATGCAGATACGGTCCTCGGTGGTGCCCTGCGGCTTGTGTCGCAGATCAACCCGGCAGCCAATGGTGACTACGTGATCACGCAGCTTGCGTTTGACGTAGCAACCCATGATGCACCGTTTTACTACACCGCATTGGCGACCCGAGCATGACCGACATTCAAAAGCCCAACACCCAGCAGGCCAACAGCGGCAACATGGGCGGTATCACCAATGAGTTCCTTGCCAACTGGTTGCGCAATGAGGTTGACGGCATGGTGCCCGCCCGCGTGGTCAGCTATGACGACACCACCAACCGCGCAATCCTGCATCCTATTGTCATGATGGGTGGCACTGACGGCAGCAAGATCGCCCGCGCCGACGTGCACAACATCCCGGTGTACCGCTTCGGGGGCGGGGGTATCTTTATGCGCTTCCCACTCAAAGCCGGCGACCTGGGTTGGTTGGCTGCCAATGATAACGACATCAGTTTGATCATGCAGGGTGGCGGTGTTGAAGACTGGCCAAACACCGAACGTCAATGCAAATTCAGTGACGCTGTATTCTTCCCCGACACGCTCAAGTCTTGGATCATCGACGGGGCCAACGCAGACAATGCGGTTTGGCAGACCCTGGACGGCACAACGTGTATTGCCCTTGGTGCTAACGGCGTTAAGATTAACCGACTGACCGCCGTTATTGATGTCACTGCTGCGCACGTAAAGCTCTCACTTGGGGGCGTTTCGATTGAACTGACAGCGGCAGGTATCAACATGATTAGCCCGCCTGGCACGTTCAAGCACAACGGCAAGAACGTCGGTGATACCCACACGCACAGCGGTGTAACTACCGGTTCCGGCACTACAGGGGTTCCAACGTAATGCGCACTTTTCAGGTCGATGAAAACAACAACTTTGTCATTGGCGCAGATGGTCAAATCCCAATCGTTGGACCGCTGCCGTCAATCATCCAGACCGCCCGCCAGTACTCACAGGCCAGACGTGACGAAATGATTTACAAGGCCGATGAGGGCATCCCATATGTAATGATTGCTTGGGCTGCTGATCCCAACGAGGCGGCGTTTGAGGTGGCTCAACGCCAACGTCTGCTACAGGTTGAAGGGGTGACGGCAGTAACCGCATTTGAAATCATCCGGGTTGGCGATATTTTAAAGTACACTGCGACCCTGGAAACCACCGAAGGGGAGCTAGTCATTAATGGCTAACTATGAGTATGTAGTTGCAACGGGCTTGCTTGTCCCCGACACCGCAACAATTCTTGAGGAAGTCAAGGATGAGTGGCGCGAAGCCTATGGTGCAGATGTAATCCTTGAGCCTGAAACGTCTCAAGGTGTGATCGTTGTTCAAGACACCGAGATTCGTGACGCCACCGTTCGCAACAACGTAGCCGTGGCCAACCAGATCAACCCTGACTACGCGGGTGGCCCGTTCCTTGATGCTATTTGGGCGCTAACTCGTGGTAGTCGTAAGGGCGCCACGCGCAGCACAATTGCGGGCGTGATCCTTGGTGGGCAGAACGGGACAACCGTACCTGCTGGGTCAGCAGCGGTTGTTACAACTTCTGGCGCCAGGTTCTTTACGACCACTGCGGTTGTCATTGGCGAGTCAACGCCAGGTCAAGCAACAGTTGACTTTATCGCTGAGGACTACGGGCCGATTGGTGTGATTACTGGTGGGCTCAATGCTGTTGCGTCGGGTGTGCTTGGTTGGGAAACCGTCAACAATCCATACGCGGCAGTGCCTGGCAAGCTCGCTGAGTCTGACATTGCCGGTCGCCGTCGCCGTCGCCTGACCCTGGCGCTGCAATCGGTCGCAATGCCCGAGGCGATCATTTCAGGGCTCTACGCGATTGAGGAAGTCGACTCGCTACAGTTCCGCGAGAACATCGCGCCGACAACGCAGGTCATTGACGGCATATCCCTCGTTGCGCATAGCATTTGGGTTTGCGTGCGTGGCGGGTCAGATGTGCAGATTGCGCAATCGTTACTCGAAACCAAGGGCATTGGTGGTGGCTATAACGGCGCGGTGTCGGTCAGTGTGGTTGAGCCTTCAAGCGGTCAAACCTACGTGATCAAATTCGACCGCCCAACCCTGGTTACGCTGTTTGTTCGCATCACCGCCAAGTTCAACAACACCGATGGGGCGACCATCATTCCTAACGCGGCAATGGCCTATGCGACCGGTGAGATTGAAGGTGACGCAGGCTTGATCGTTGGCGCGTCGGTGAGCCCGTGGGAATTCGCAGGGGCTATCAATCAGGTGGAACCACGTATCAAGGTTACTAAGGTTGAGCTGTCGACCGATGGTGTAACCTGGAACTCTAACGTGCTTGCCATTGCACTCAATCAGCAAGCTGACTTGACCATTGCGCGGGTTCTAGTGGTGGCTGCATGAGTCGCATTCAAGCCCTGGACACGAGCGTTAACGTTCTCAAGGCGTTGCTTTGGCAGCATGACGGCGCTGATAAGTTGGTTCTGTTGGCCACGCTGAAGCAGCAATGGTACGAGCAAAACCAAAGCGAGTTTTGGAACAACTGGGTGCGCGACGTTTTCAACATTGATACGGCCAATCAGTTTGGCCTTGCGGTGTGGGGGCGTATCCTCGACGTGCCAATGCAGGTCACGTCTGCGCCCGATGTCGGCAAGCACGCCTTTGGTTTCGGTACGGCTAACCGAAACTTTGGAAACGGGAACTTTGGAAACAAGGCGAGCAACACCATTGGTTTGACGGTCGACCAACAGCGTCTGATTATCCGCTTGCGCTATTTCAAGCTCACCTCACGCGGGACGGTGCCAGAAACGAACCGGTTCCTAAAACAGATATTCACCGACGAGGGTCAGGGGCGCGTGTTCGTTACCGACCCTTACGACATGAGTTTTGTGACATACTTTTTTGAACAAGCGCCGAACAGCCAGGTACAGTTCATTTTAGACCATTACGACCTGCTGCCACGACCGGCAACCGTGGGCATCAAATATCAAATTCAGACGCGACCGTCTTTCGGTTTCGGTTCAAACCACCTCAATTTTGAAAACGGGAACTTTGGTGCATAATTATGGCTAAGCGTTTTGTAGTTCCGTTCGCCGCAACCGGCGACAAGACTGTAACACCTGACGCAACCGACCCAGCTGGTGCTATTAGCTACTCGCAGGGGTGGGGTTCGCAATATCAACTACCTGATACTGACCCGTCTTATCGCCCTGTAGGGCGCCAAGAAATGAACGGGGTACTAAACGATATCACCGGGGCAATAGCCGAAGTGCAAACGCTGGGATACCCCGAGTGGGTGGCTGTAACCGGCTTGGTGACCCCGTACGCGATCAATGCACACGTGCGGCACAGCGGCTTTAACTGGCGCAACACCGTGGCCAACAACAGCGCTGAGCCTGGTGTTGGTGCAGGTTGGGTAAACACTAACATTGCATCGGATACGAACCCCGCATACATGCGGTTTGGCACGCCTACCGAGCAGGTTGCGGGCATTCTCACAGCTGTTGCGGCCAACCCTGCGGGGGTCTTGGCGCTCATCACCGCAATGTTCCCCAAGCGGGTGTTTGGGGCGAAAGACTTTATTCGCATCCCTGACGTTACGAACGGGTTTATTTTTCAGTGGGGGCCAATCACTAACGCTTCGTCAGCGTCCAAGACCGAATCGTACGCGACCGGATTTCCGAATGCGCTCAGGGGGGTAGTACTGACCGGTCTTCAAGGCACCGGCAACCAGCAAGCATACGCAGTACTCAATAGTGCGGGTAACGGCTCGTTTGTATGGTCCGGGTTTGCGGCTGGGGGTGGTTCGGCTCCGGTTCTGTCACCGACTATCGGTGCGGTGCAGGGTTTCTTCTTTGCAGGCGGTAACTAAGGGGTTGACATGGTTTATTTCAGCGCAAGTCTCGGGTATTTCATTCCGGGTGAGTGGAAAGACGACGGCACGTACACCGAGGAAACTTGGCCGGCAGACGCCGTATTATGCACGCCTGAGGAAGAGGCAATGTATTGGAAGCAAAGCGCCCCTTCTGGTTATCAGCTTGGGTCAACCAGCGAAGGGCGACCAGCGTGGGTATTACCACCACCACCAACTGAAGCCGAAATTTTGGCAGCGCAAAGTGCCAAATTACAGCAAGCTACCCAACTGGCATCAGCTCAAAAGACAGCACTGACCAACCGCATCGGTGTTCTGACAGATGCGGTTGAGCTGGAAATGGCCACGCCTGAGGAAGAGGCCGAGCTGCCCATCCGTCAAGCACAACTACTTGAGTGGAAGCGTTACGCGGTGCTGCTGGGTCGGGTGACTGCGCAAGCCGGTTGGTACGCAACGGTTGTGTGGCCGGTGCAACCTGCTGAGGGTATGGACCTCAGCGTGTCAGCCGTCGCCAAAGTAGTGCAGGCTTCCTGACATCACAGGCTGAGTGGTATCCTTTGAACGCCAGGCGCTTTGCCTGGCGTTCTCATATCTGAGGGTTACCCATGGACGCACCTTCCTTTGAGGGACTGTCGCCAATCATTGCGTCAGGCGTTGCGACGTTCTTTGTAGGGTTGGCAGCGGTCAACAAATGGTTCGATCTGCAAAAGAATGAGACGACCCAAGTTGCAATCATCCAAGCCGACCGCGACGACTGGAAAGAAAAAGCCGAAGCATTTGAGATAAAAGCTGAGCAGGCGTGGTCAACTGTAAACAAGCTCAACGCCGACTTGACTGAGTTGAAGGTTTCGAACGCTCGCATGAGTGAACAACTTGATACCTTGCGTCAGCGTAACGGCGAGCTAACCCAACAGATTCAAGAGTTTATGAGGTCGCAAAATGCCCGAACAAATCCGTAACGCCTGGAACAAATCGGCAGTGCCCTTTTACGTCGCAATTGCAGTTGTTTTATCAATGGGGTGCGGCTACTCAATCAGCGCATCACAAAACCGCCAAGCCGCTGTAGAGCTGGCAGACATTTACAGCAAGGAACGTGCATCCATCCGCAGGGCGCACAAGGTCGAAGTGACCAAGCTCACCGAGCGCAATACCTTCCTTGTGAACCAGATCGCAAGCCTTGCCTCTAAATCTAGTGACGCCACCAAAACCGCAATCGAAGCCAAGGGTGAGAAATGAACTACCCCCTTCTTGCTATCAACGAGGCCCTGAGCCTGTTGCCTTCCAAGATGACCACGCGTGCCGCACTGGTGCAGTTGCTGGCCATCGGCGCTCAAGAGTCTCAGGACTACAACTATCGTCGTCAGATGGGCAACGGTCCAGCTCGTGGCTTCTGGCAGTTCGAAGAGAACGGCGGGGTCAAGGGCGTCATGGAACACCCGCTGAAAATCGTCCGCGACCTAGCACGCCAAGTATGCGCAGCCCGCAATTGCCCATGGGATCGTGAGGTCATTTGGGGCAATCTTGAATTTGACGATGTACTGGCCGCAGCCTTTGCCCGCTTGAACCTGTACGGTGATCCCTTCGCACTTCCTGCGGTTGGTCAATGCAACGCGGCATGGGAGCTTTACTTGCGCGTCTGGCGACCAGGCAAACCCCACCCTGACAAATGGCCGGCACGCTATGCCGCTGCCGTGTTGGCGTGCGCATGATCGCGCAGGGCTGGCTGTATGCGGCAGCCTTTGCGGTTGGGTTGGGTGCGGGCGCCTGGCTGGCTGACAACGCGCTGAGCGCTGAGCACGAGCAATACAAGGCCAGCGTGGCCAAGGATGCAGAAGACCGTGCCCTAGCGGTGCTGATGGCCCTGGAAGCAGCCGGTGAGAAGGTGCAGGCCGGTGAGGCTGCTATATCCAAGCAGAGAGAAGACAATGCAAAAGCAACCGAGCTGCAAGCCGCTGAGCTTGACCGCCTTAATCGTTGCCTTAAGTCTGGTACTTGCGGGCTGCGGGTCGCGGCAAAGTGCCCCACCGCTGTGCACACCCCCGCAGACGACGGTGCCGAGCGAGATAGTACAGCCGGTGCAAGACTTACTGCCGCTGCTGAATCGGATTATTTGGAGTTCCGACGAAGGTACGCCGAGCAGTTGAACACCCTCAGGCTGTGCAAAGCCTACGCAGAAACTAAAAAGCCCTCGCAATGAGGGCTTTTCTTATTGGTATTGCCGTCTGAGCTTGTGCATGTCGACCAGCCGGCGCCAGTTGCTGAACTCACCGGGTTCAAGGTGACCAACAACCATCGCATAATCAAGCATCGCGAACACCTCAAGGAACAACTGTTGCGCCCGCTCATCGCTGGTCTTCAACGCCATATCAAGCTTGGTCTGCATCAGGTCGCGGCCTGGGTCGGGCATGCTCATTGCTGTTGTCCTTGCGCGGCAACTACCGCACGCGCAGCGTCCTCTAACCATTCGCGAGCGTCACGAACAGCCCCAACCTCAACGCCAGAAGGGTCAGCCTTTGCAGCGTCAAGAAATTCAATGGCTCTTTGCAGGGCCTTGATTGCTTCGTTCATGCTGGCACCTTTTCAGTTTTCTTGACTTCGCGAGTCTCAACAACCCCTTGTACGTTCATGGTTGCCCATTCAGCAACCAATGCTTCAGCGCGGCCTTTGTCAGCATCGCAGTAAACACGGTCGTTGGTATCGGTTACGGCCTGGTAGTGAGTCACGAAGGTTACAACGTTGCGCATTTTCATCACCTTGCCAGCGCCGTGACACTTCAAGCAAACACCATTGTTTACGTGACCGAAGTGAGCCAGTCGGCCTGTACCTTCGCAGCGCTTGCAGGTGATGAAAGTTGCCATGTTCGTGTTCCCGTTGTTGGTTACGATGAGTCAAAGATAGACCACTATTGACGGTCCTGTCAAACACTTATCGAACACCAATTGTTCCCAGCATTTTGTAGGCTTCCCGCTCATAGAATTCATAGTCGATGTCTGCCGGGAGCTGAGCAGGTAAGCGCATGCACGGAACGCTGCCAGTGCTACCCGCAACCATGTTGCCGATGGTCTGGCCGGCGCGCAGCTTGGTTGACCTGATGGCGTGCGTCGAGCCCTTGCCGTAATACCAGCGAACCGTCTTGCCCAGCACCTCACCGGTCCCTTCCCAATAGCCGCCACCGGCACACGTGGCCACGGTGAGGAAGCGTCTGATGTCCGTGCACTGTCTGATGGTCGTATAGAGCGGCGTGCCCCTTGCCAGGTACGCAATCACCGCGTCTGAGCAGATATCAATGTCAGGGTTCTTGCCGGTCGGGCTGGCCTCGGGCGAGACACCAGACTCACCAAAGCACCCTTTGGCCTTGTGCGTGCCGTCAGGTTTGAACGCAATGTAATTGTTGACGTCGCGGCTAAACACGGCGGTGTATTTGGTTTCCTCAGTCTCAAGGCCGGTGGCCGCTTCCCATGCTTTTAGAATGCTGTCGCGGGTTGCTTCCAGACCGTGGGGCGTCTTGACGATAATACCGTCAGTGTTCGCTGACACGACCGGGATACCCGCAAGTTCCATATCCTCAATGAGCATGAGCAGCGCAAGCTGGCCGGTGATGGTGGTGCGGATAAGCAGCTCGGGGGCAAACAGGATTGAGTATTTCGAGCCGAGTTTGCCAAACGCGCCGTTAAGCACAATTTTCAAGCTGTCTGCGATGGTCTTCCAACGCTTGGCGCCTTCGCTGTCACCTGCCTTCTTGCACGCCCCTGCCATGTTTTTAGCGTGCAGACGTTCGGTGTAGACCCTGCGGTAAATCTCAATGAACGCCTCACCGATAGCACCGGGATACATGTTCATCAACAGGATGAGCGACGGGTAGTAACTCGCAACGTCATGGTCAGACAGCGACCACTTACCCGGTTCTGTCAGGTGGAATATTGATTTCTCTTGGCTGTGCAAGCCGCCAATGCCGAACTTGTAAACGCTGATACCCATCGCAACGCGGATGGCTTTGATCGCTGGGGGAATGATGATCCCTGTTTTGATCTTGCGCCCGTCAGCGTCACAAACCTCATCGTCCTCGCCAGGTATCTTGAGCTGGTCGACATCGTTGACCGTAAACGCATTCGTCAGCACCGTGGCCAACACTTGCTGCATTTGCTGAGTCTTGAACTTGATGAACGGCGGGGCCTGGTAGTGGAACTGATAACCGTGTGGATACACGACCTTCTGCGGGCGCCAACCGAGCTTAGCAATAATGGTTGACTCGCTGATTTGGGCGTCTGATTTGCTCATGACGTCAACGCCGAGGTCTGCACTGATTTGGCGGCGCAGCTCAAGGCGACCCTTGATGGTGTCCTTCAACCCTTGCGTGCCGGCCAGGTCATTACCACAGTAGTTTTCGAGGATGTCCATTTCATCATTGGTGAGGTTGGCGCCTGGCTCAACTGGCAGGTCTTGCAGGGTTTCTGAGTGCATGCGCCCCATGTACATTTTGAGGCCGATTCCCACGCCTGGCGCCACCTCAAACAAGTCGATGTGCTTGAGCCAAGGCAGCTCGGGAATGTTGTTCTGTTTGTAGAACTGCCAGCCCCTGACGCGCCCGACAATGATGCTGTCACTGTATGCCTTGAGCGCCGCGCAAAGCTGGGTGGGTGTGATCGCTGGGTTGCTCGTGATGAGGTGCAGGCACGCCGCGATCATCGGCACGTCATAGTTGTTGCCGTTGAACGTGATGAGTTCGTGCGAGGCCAGGAAGAACCGCAGGCCCATCACGTTTGGAAGCTGCCAGTGCGGGCGAACCTCGAAACTGTAGCCGGGTGCTTTGATCAGGAAATAGTTGCGGTAACACTCGACGTCTGTTGGCGCCTGGGAGTAATTGCCCATATTGGTGCACTCAAAGAAAACCCCGGACATGCCGGGGTTTGTAGGTTGGGAAGGGGTCAGTTAGGCAACGAGCATCATACCTGCTGCAATCAACTGAGCGTCAGTCTGACCGTTGGCAATCCACTGCTCGCGGGTGAAACCTTGGGCCAGTGGGGTCATGGTGTAGACCGGTGCAATCGCGGACTGCGTGAACGCAACGTTAGGGGTTGCCATTTGCATCTGCGGTGCTGCTTGAGGCGCCGGGGCCTGTTGCACGATAGGTGCTTGCATCTGCGGCTGATTACCCATCTGCGCAGGGGTTTGCAGTACCGGCTGAGGTGCAACCATCACAGGCGCCGGGGTGCTGACGGTCATGTAACCCGCAGCAATCAAGCTTTCGTCGGTCTGGCCGTTGGCAATCCACTGCTCACGGGTGTAGCCCTGAGCCAGCGGGGTCATGGTGTAGACCGGCTGAGGGGCTGCCATTTGCATCTGCGGTGCTGCTTGAGGCGCTGGGGTCATTTGAGGTGCTGGTTGTGGTACCGCCCCTGGCATCTGCATAGGTTGGCCAGGCATTGCGATTGCTGCGACCGGTGCAGTGGTCGACATGCCCGCAGGAACGTACGTGCTGACCGGTGCGGCGAACATGGTTTCAGCGTCAGGGCCGCCACTGATCTTGGCACCGTGGCCAACAAGCTGTACGCCATCCGGGTTGATAAACAGACCCGGCTTGCTGTTGCCCTGGCCCGTCCAACCGTTGCCCTTGATGTCCAGCGAGACGCGAACAAACTTGCCGGTGTGGATCGCTTCCATATCGGTGATTGGCAGGTTGTTTTGCAGACCGTCATAGCACTTCATAGTGCCAGCGTAGGTGCTGATTTTCAGGATGTAGTGACCGCCCCAGCCTTCTTTGTTGCTGTGCGGTTTGCCGTTGAGGTCCATGCCATCGCCGTCAACAACTTTGAACGCGAAGTCGGGGCGTACACAGCCTTCGTTGGGGCTGTTCGGGTTCCAGCCTTGCGGGAACAACTGAGGGTACGCGGCTGCGGCTTCCTGCTTGATGGCGCAGATCATTGGCCACGTTGACGGGTCTTTCTTGTCGAAGGCGACGGTGATCCACCAGTTGAACGACGGTTGACCGTCCTTACCGATTTTCTGTTGCTTGGTCACGTCGTCCATCACCGGGGACTTGAACAGCGGGTTGCCTTGAACGATACGGCCAGTTGGCGAAAGCATTTTAAGTGGCATTGTCTTTATTCCTGATTGAAAAGTTTGTCAGCGTGATTGTCTGCCAGGCGGCGCAGTTTAAGCGTGCCTGATTTGCGCACCGTGAAAGCGTCAAGCACGGCGCCTGGAACTTTGGCCTTTGCCTGGGTGGGCGTCAAAGCCTGTAGCGGTTTAGCGATATCGTAACCGAGCACTTTGGCGAGGGCGATAGCCTGCAACATTTTGCCGTCCTCCCAAGCCAACTTGCCATTGCCGCCACTCATTTCAAAGTTGCGGTGTATGTATCCGTCCTTCTGAATACCGTGCGTCAACTTGCCTTCAAGCCCCGATTGGCGAGCTTCCATCACCTTGATTGCACGGTCCAACCTGCGCAGCTCAGCCGCCGCCTGGTCGTACGTCAGTTCAAGCGCACCGTGATCAGTTGACACGTCGATCAGTTGCAGTGATGCAGCTTGCAAGGTTGCGCAGTCAGCTTTGGCCGAACAGTTCTCACAGTGTGGGCCAGCCGTAAAGGCGCCTTTCTCGCTCCCGACACGCTGACCATACTCACCGTCACGAAAGGCGATTGCGTTGTGTGCTGCCGTGCGTAGCGTGGTCATGTACGGAATCAAGCGCTCACTGTTAACCCGCCAGGTCTTCACGGTGTCGTGACCGTAACCCCGTGGTTGCACGATCACGAATACAACGGTGAAGTGCTCAGTGAACAGACCGTGAATCGCTTGCAGGTAATCCAGAATCCCCCGGAAATACGCGAGCAATTGCCAAAGCTCGAAAGGGTCAACCGGAACATACCCAAGCTTCAAATCCGCAACGTACAGCGTGCGGTTCGGTGCATCCCATGACCACGCGTCGACGGTGCCCCCGCACTCAGCGTGAATGCTTGGAATTGCAACCTGTGACTCAAGGTAAATCGGGGAGCCCCAAGACCGCAGGACCGCCAGGTACTCAGCCACACCGTCTAGAATTTCCTCAGTCAGCGTGACACCGTTCGGCGCTACCGTACCTTCTGGAACTGGCCGGTTGTTGCCGATTTCAAACGCAGCCCAATGGCCCGCCGTTCCTTCCTCACGTACCTCATTATCGCCGGGGAGTTCGGGAAAGCGGGCGGCCATAGTGGCGTAGCCCGCACACCGAACCCACAACCCAGCAGCGCTAGGGCGCAGAGTGAATTGTGGGGTATCCATGATTAGGAGGCCGCAATCTGAGCGGTGAACGCTTGGTACAGCCAGGCCACCGCGTCAGGACGATTGGCGACCAAGGCGAACTCACCGACGCCTTGAGCGTTGACGATGTTGCATTGACGACAGAAGTGCTCAACGTGTGCAGTACTCAGCTTACCACCCGAGTCTTGCAGGTTTGGAGCCAGCCACACGGCCAGGTCTTGATAGGTTGTCGGCGCTGCGGCTGGTGCCGGGATTGGCAGCGGCATTGGTGCGACCTGTGGGGCGTCTGCCATTGGCATTGGTGCGATTTGCGGCTGTAATGTGACTGGCGCAGGTTCCAGCACCGGGGCAGGCATCGGTGCAATTGCGGTTCCAGACGGAACAACGACGTAAGCGTTTGGGTCGGTCGGCAGCGGCACAGCTTCTTGATGCGGTACGTTGACCGGGTTACCCAGCACACCACCGGCAGGAAGGCCAGCAGGCGGCGCAGCGTGGCCAATCTGAGCGGCCATCAGGTTTTGCAGCTCTTTGGTGATGTTGCTGACGGTGAGGTCATCAACGCCTTTCTTCTTGGCCCACGAACCGTCTTTGTTCTTCTTGTGGGTGCCGTCATCATTCACGCCGCCCGAGTGGATACGCGCATCCCAAGGGATACCGTTCTTATCAAGATCGACACCCGCAGGGCCATTCACGGCAGGGCCATCCAATGCCACCGCTGTAGGGGCAGTCAAGGGGTTTGGGAAGCTAGCGACCGGGGCAGGGCTGGTCGCCGGGGAAGGGAGCAATACGCCTTCTGCAACCGTACCGTTCACAGTAACTTGCACATCGGCAACACTCACTGACTTTGGGGAAGTCTTAACGCCGTAAACTGCATCGACCACGGCATTGACGTGTTCGTGCTTGTCTTCGACGGGGTTGAAGCTGAGGGAAATTTGCATTGCTTTGTGTTCCTGGGTGGTTGTGAAGTTGGGCAAGATTAAGCATAATTAACGCCGGTTGCAAATATTATTTTCACGGGGATTTCAAAGGATGGCGAATTTACGGGGCTTCCAACAAGAAGCGAACGATAAGACCCGGCACGCTCACCGAACGCTGCCACGGGGCAAGCGCAACGTGATGGTTGTGATTCCCACGGGTGGTGGCAAAACCGTCTGCATGGGCGACATGGCGCGTCATCACGATGGCTGGGGCGTGTCGATGGCGCACCGCAAAGAGCTGGTCGGTCAAATCTCAAAAGCCTTTGCGCGTGAGGGGATTGTGCATTCAGTAGCTGCACCCAAGGCTACGGTTGCCGACATCCAGACCGAGCACTATGAGGAATTTGGCCGCAGCTACATCAACCAGAATAAGGCTGATTGGACCATCGCCAGCGTGGACACCGTGAAGTCCAAAAATTCTGATTGGGGTGATCGCTTCAAACGCGCAACGCTCGGGGTGATCGACGAAGGACACCACGCGCTCAAGAAGAACAAGTGGGGTGAGGTCTTCAACTATTTCAGCCCCGAGGTTGCCGGCCTGCTGTACACCGCTACGCCTTGTCGTGCTGATGGCAAGGGGCTCGGGCGAGACTTTGACGGTATCGTTGACGAAATGATTGAAGGCCCCGGCATGCGCTGGTGCATCGACAACGGTTATCTGACCGACTATGACTATCGGGGCTTCAAGGTTCGCGACCTGGACTTAGCCAAGGTCAAGACGACCTCAACCGGTGAGCTGAGCAAAGAGGAAGCAGCCGCGCTTATGCGTAGCTCCAAATACTTTGTCGGTGAGGTTGTCGGCACGTACGTCAGCGAGGCCATGGGCAAGCTGGGTGTTTGCTTCGCGCAGAACATTGAAGAGGCGCAGAAGCTCACTGACCAGTTTAATCGGTCGGGTGTGCCCGCAGCCCTGGTGACCGCTGACACGCCGAGCGCCGAGCGCCGCAACATCCTGCGCAGGTTCCGTGCCCGTGAACTGTTGATGTTGGTGAACGTTGACCTGTTCGGTGAGGGCTTTGACCTGCCAGCCATTGAAATTGTAATCATGGCCAGGGCAACCGCTTCGTTCTCTTTATACGCACAGCAGTGGGGTCGGGTACTGCGTCTGATGATCAGCCCGATACTTGCCGCAGCCTGGGACACCTACACGCCATTGCAACGCCTGATGCTCATCAGCCAGTCTGACAAGCCGCGTGGCGTGATCCATGACCACGTGGGTAACTTGATACGCCACGGTGGACCACCAGACCAAGACAAGCTTTGGAGCATGGCCAGCCGCAGCCGTGGGGGCGCTGACGACGGTATCCCGCTGCGCACGTGTGACCGCAAGGTTGCCAACGATGGTGTCACACGTCAGGTGTGCGCCAAGCACTTTGAGCGCATCAAGCACACGTGCCCCTATTGCGGTAAGCGCCAAGACCCTGCACCGCCGACTGAGGCCAGTGGCCCGCAAGTGGTGGACGGTGATATCTATCTGTACAGCGATGAGGAACTGGCAGCCCTGCGCACTGCTGCCAACAAGATCGACAAACCGCAGTACATCGCGCAGCAGCACCAAGGCACCCCTATTGGTCGCAACATCGCCAACATGCAGGCCGAGCTGCAACGCGAACAGCGCAACCTGCGGCACAGCATGAACTGTTGGGCAGGTATGTTCCCGGCTGACGACTTGGAAAGCGTAACCATGCGCTTCTATCACACGTTCAAACTTGACGTGCTGGCGGCTATGGGTTTGAAAGCTCAAGACGCCAAAGAATTACGCGAATCCATCACAGCTAAAATGCTGCTTGCGGGATACGTTATTAATGACCTACCATTCCCCGACACCAACCAACAGGCAGGATTAGCAGCATGACTATGCAAAAGATTTTCAACAACCTTGGACCAAACTGGAAATGGGCAAGCTTCACGTCTATTGGAACCGCCCGCGTTCACACCGAACTGCCAGTGATAACCGACGATGGCGTGCTCTTCTACAATCGCAACGCTGCTGTGACTGCGCGTTGCGAAGCCTTTGACGCAGCAAGCCCCGAAGACGGCATGGTCCCGCAGATTTGGGAACGCACCAATTTCAGCAACGGGCCAGACCGTGACACTGATTCGTTTGGAGCGTTGATTGGCTATGTACCACCACCGCCCGCGCCGGTCATGCCAACACAACAAATGCCCGCGCCGGTCATGCCAACACAACAAATGCCCGCACCAGCCCCTGCACCTTGGCAAACCCGACTCACCACCGAGAACGGCAAGCTGTGGGACTTTGCCAAGGTGCATGAGAACCGCGTGACTGTTGACGCGTTGGGCGGCGTGTCGTTCGGTAGCGACGTTGTAGGCGTGCCGCGTTACGCATTTGATGTTGTGGTTGATGGTGTCACGCACCCTATCGAACGCAAACGCTCGCAGCCTCAGTTGGCACCACCAGAAGCGGGCAAGCCTTTCACCCCTGCTGAGTCCGCGCAGCCGTGGTCAACAAATGCTCAACCACGCTTCGACTATCAACCCGCGCACCCCGGCTTGCGTGATGACGGGCTTGAGCCACCCGAGGACACGCAGATTGAGATTGATGCGGACACCGCACACGGTTGGTATGACCGCGTTGAAGAACTGGAAAAGAAATTGAATCGTCAGCGTCGAGTGTTGAAGAAAGCCAAAGCACGCGCTCATGCACTGCTGAGCAGCTACCAGGCTGACGGCAATAGTGTTGCGTTGACCCGCTTGCAATACATGGCGATCTTTGGCGAGCAACCTGAGTGATCCTGCGCAGTTGGGCGGCAAGACATGGGGTGCCCTTCGGGGCCATCCTTGAACTTGAAACACTGATGGGCGTGACGCACGCGCCTACCCCTAACCCTGATGATCACCCGCTTGGCAGCGAGGGGCGCCAACAATCCCTCATTCTGCTTGAGGCTGGTCAGAAGGACATCCACCTATTCCGCAACAACGTGGGTGCGCTTCCCGACAAGGGCGGGCGCTACGTGCGCTATGGCCTGGCCAACGAGTCAAAGAAGCAAAACGATTTAATCAAGTCCGCCGACCTTATCGGATGGGAACCCGTGGTCATTGCACAGTGGATGGTGGGTTATAAAATTGCCCGCTTCTTGAGCGTTGAGGTCAAAGAGGAAGGATGGGTGTTCACTGGCGATGAGCACGAGCAGGCCCAACAGACCTGGGCTGACCTTGTGGTTGCCGGTGGTGGTAGGGCGTTATTTGCAACTGGGCCAGGTAGTCTATAAAGTGTCCGTAATTAATGCACTAGGAGGTTGCGCGATGCAACGCGACACGAAACATGAACTACTGATCAAGGGGCACGCGCTGGCCTTGGTACACGGATTGGGCCACCTGACCAGCAAGGTTATGAGTGACGCAACCGGCTTCTATCACTTTGCCGTGACCAATCATTACGGCAGCATTGCAAGCTTTCGGGAAGCGGTAAAAGAGTACGGGGTTAAGAACGGCACCATGGCTGCTGACCTGGCTGTACGGTGTCCACGCCTCAGTCCTGCTGACCGCAAGAATGAAATCCTTGACCATGCTTTCGATCAAGCAGTTGCTGATGGCTTGTCGAAGGTGACACGAGCCAGCGTGGCAACCGCGCTGGGTATCAGTGACGGGTTGATCAGCCGCTACTTTGGCACGGTGCTCGGGCTGCGTGATGCGGTGCTTGCAAAGGCTGTGGTGAGCCAGCACGTTGACGTTGTTGCCGATGCCATTGAGTTGGACATGAACATCCATCATGTACCCCCGGACCTTGTGACACGAGCCCGCGAAATCATAGCCGCTTAATTGCGGCTTTTTAATACCTGTTGACAGACCGTTATTAGCGTTCTATTGTTCGCTCACTTGAACGCACACGGAGCAATGACAATGCACAGCAACGCAGTAATCATCAGCACGCTTACGGGCCTGCGGTTCACCCAGTGCCCTAAATGCCAAGAGCGCCACGTGCTGCACCCTGGCTTTGTTCACGGCTCGCACCTTTGGTGTAAAGGCTGCGGTGAGAACCTGTTGCTTCAAGAGCTGAGCATGGGCGAGCTGGAAAACTTCAATGTGCAAAAGAAATGCACAAACATCGTTGGGTATGGCGGCTCGTGTGGTTGCGAGATTTGCAACGCTTCCCGTCGCTCACCGTTCGGCGCTTCGCCTGAGGCTGTGAAAGCCCACAACCCTATTCACGATGGCACCGACGCTTGGCCCTGCTGCGAGTGTGACAACTGCAAAGCGTGGCGCCGAAGCGATGCGAACAAGCTGCCGGTGACGTTCGTGCAAGGCTCGTACAACATCGAAACCGGCGAAACGATTGAGCCGCTGCATCAGCGGGTTGGTAGGATCGACCGTATCAAGCTGACCATGACAAGTGAGCGCGACAGCATTGAGGCTGACTCAGCTCAAGCGCTTTATCTCACCCGTGGTGTGACGCCCTATTTGCTCATCACACTTGCGGATCGTGGCGAGTCGATGACTAAGGGGTTGCAAGATTGGCAAACTGCTGTACGTATTCAGCAGTTTGTCGGCATGCCGCTCAGACCAAGTCTGGCAAGCCCGCTCGCTATTCAAATGTTAATGCACTTCCATGCTTACCGCGAACGGTTCATTGCTGCACCTGTAAGTTGCTGGCCAGAAGCGCAGCGGGCAATTGTTGAAGGCTTCAAAGCTAAAGGTTTGATTTTCGAACGCGACCACGAGGACTTCGGGACTACCGATAAGGGCTCGTTGATTGTCGCAACGTTGACGGCTGTTATGTCGGAGAGCCTGAGAAATGTTTGAACTACTGATGACCTTTTGTTTAGTGGGTGAGCCGTGCGTTAACGAAACCGTGGCCAACTTCCCGCAGTACGATGTGGGCGAGCACATCT